AGTCGTTACAACTTGAGGCACTGAAGGAATTGCATCAACAATCTGTTCCGCAAAAGATACTTCTGAATATTGGGTGACACATCTATTTCCTATTAACTGGTAACTGATTATCTCCTTCGTCCCCTTCCCGTCAGGAACCTTGGTGCCGATTTCTGGAGCATCAGGAGGCGGGCAATCCGTGTTCTTCTTAGGGGTTGGCGGTGGCTCGTCTGATGCTGGTGTTTCTGGCTCTTCGTATCGTTGAGGTTCCTGCGATTCCGTGTAAACAAACTCTTCGGGCGTGTAATCCATTGCGTTGTAGCTAGGAACGCCCCCTGGACAGAGCGTGACATTGCCCTTTGGATCATTCGTAATTAGCGCATCATTTTCATAATCGCTACGTCTCGTCTCAACGCAAGGCATCTCAATAACTGGAAACCCTATTGCTAGAGGTACAGGTAGTTGAGGTGCTTGGATGAAGGGAGCGTTAATAACCCTTACATCTGGGATGCTTATCTCTTTAACAGATATATCCTTAATTTCGCTCAACGAAGAGTACCTTTAGCCCTTCTTATATCTCTTAATTCTTCAAAATCCTTCTCCTTTGTTCCTCCGTCATACTCCCACGCATAACCTTCCTCTACCATCTCCTCGTTTATTGAACGATTTGCACTACCGACGTATAACCATCCCAATAATCTGCCATATTTTCCAGTTGCTCCTTTGTCCAATTCCGTCCGAATAGTTAAGTCAAACCCATCATTAACTGCGTCATCCAACTTATCTTCAAGCCAATAAGTTGCATCCTTACCAAGTTTCTTCTCAATAAGATTTCGAGTACGTTTTTCGGGAGTATCTACGCCAGCAACTCGTACCCTCTGCTTTATTGATAAATCAAAACCTAGATCAATAGTTACATCAATCGTGTCGCCATCTACAACACGATCCACTTTACTAACTTTGTAATTCCAACAACTAACTCTGTTCGGAGGTTTCATGACTTCTGTTAAAAGGGAGATTTTAGTAACTTTTGTGTTGCTGATCCAGGGCTTTTGGTTGGTAATGCTGGCCCGGTTAGTCCGCCTGGAATCGGAACATTTTTCATTACTGAATCAATTACTTGCTTCTTGATTTTTTCTTGATTCCCTTCATTGGTTAGATAAAAGTAACCAAAAATCGTTCCGCCAGTTAATGCAGCCACCAGTAAAAAGGAGACTACACTTATAGCGTTAATGATTTTTTGCATGGAAAATGTGTGGCGAGATGCCTTTTTAAAAGCACTAACACCTACAATCGTAATCGTATTTACAGGACTTGTCTCTTTACTACCTTTATATGTAGTTAGTCAGTCGTCCCTACCGCGCAAGACTCCGACTCTTCCTGCTCGGCTTCTGAAATGAGTTTCTCGGCAAGTTTAATAGCCCCACTTAGTTCAGCGTAGTCTTGCTTGCACTGTTCTATTATTTTGTTTGCCTGTTGAAAAGTGCTCTGTACCTCTTTTCTTCTTTCCAGTAGAGCGTTTAGTTCAGCTTCAACAGTCATGAGCTTTGACGGAATATTGTAGTAATCGTCATTCTATATTTAGGAGCCTTAATTGACTGCGGCCTTATTGCGTGTGGGATACCGCCATCAAAAAGCAAGATCCTTCCAGGTACAAAGCTGGATGTATAGATGACATCTGTTAAATCACATTTGTCGTAAAAAAGAGTTTCCCCGTACCAGCCATCTTCCCAATTTAAATTTGCGTAATACAATGCAACTTGCTTATTCGGATGAGAGTGGA